ACCCAACGTGATAGACTGATTTAACATCTCTGTTAAAGTCATATCCAGTTCCCATTTGAACATCGAACAAACCTAATTTGTAGATAGCAGTTTGTGTGCCGATCGTGCCATTATGGTATTCCATAAAACGAACACGAGCAGTGCCAACTGCGGTCGCACCTGATGGTCCACCAATATTTCCAACAGAAGAAGATACTCTATTATAAAGAGTAACTTGAGTCAGAGTAGCAATTCCTGGAGCACCATTTATATTAGTTACATAAAGATAGTTACCAACTGTGGTTGGAATAACTGCGTTTTGAACTTCAACAAAGTCTCTTGCTTTTTGTACTGTTACATATTCAGTAGCAGGTTTTTCAATCTCATAACCTTGAACATATGCTTTTCCTGGCTCTAGTCCAATAGCCAATTGTGCTTCATTAACTTGTTGTGTAGCAAGATTTTCTGTAGTTCCTGGAGTATAAACACCACGATTGTAATATGGATTTTCGGTGTATTCCCATTGAATACCTGAAGTACCAACACCACCTACAGAACCATCATAAACAAGTCCAGCAGTATGAGTTGGTGGAGTGCTGTTAGAAGCAGTTCCGCTATTTCTTGCTACATATGTTTTGCTGCTGTTTGTTACAACATCACCAATTAGATAAACTCTTCCTGTAGTCCAAGCACCACGATCATTGTTTCTATATTCTCTAACATCAATTTCAAAATTCTTAACTGTGTAATCACCAGACTCATCATATGTTCTTTGAGCAAATTCTTTTTCGATAATAGAATATTGTGTTGTGTTAACTAATTTTTGAGTCTTACCTTCACCAACTCGAATCAACTCAATAAAATCAGTATCTTCTACACTGTTTAGTGCAAGTTTGGTTAATACTGCATCGATGTAGTAACGATGTGCTCCTGGAGCAGCATAGTTAAATGAATTTTGCGCATTATCATAAAGCGATGCATCTTCTTCAGAAGTGATAATTTCTTCAGTTGTGACTAAACCAATGCGATAAGAAGGTTCACTTGTAAACTTATCTAAAATAATTGTTTGTTCTGGAACAAGAACAAAGTGCCCTTTGATATAGTAAACACCTTGCTGAATAGTTGAAATAGATCCAGTTCCAGTAGAAGTGGATGTAGCAGCTTGAACAGTATATGTCCCTGCTGTAATTGTAGTGCCAGCAAGGTTTGTGCCAGCAAGATTTGTTAATTCGTCTGAATTAGAAAATGTTTTTGTTACTGTGTCGTCACCAGAATTTATATAACGAATGTATAATGCTGCAGCGTCAGCCCCAGAAGATTTAACATAGTAAATAACTTGTGCTTTTACACCAGCTGCATTTTCAACAATTAATCCAGCAAAATTTTGCACAACAGTATCTGCAAGAACACCATCATATGTAGATTCTAGTTTGACATAACTAATTTTATTGTCAACACCGATGGAACCTGGAATAACCATGGAACCTTCTTTGAATACATGATCACCAAAACGAGAAATCTGATTTTGCAGAATAGTCTGCATTTGAGTTAACTCTCGTGCTTGGACAGCAAATCCTGGGCGATAAAGAATTTTCAAGAATCTTTTTGATTCGTTGAAATCATCGTAATACGGTTCTGTGTTAAAATCAATAGACATTCGTAATTTTCTCTTTAGTTGGATCTAATCTATTTATGTTAGAATCTGATAACTGTACGTAAAGTAATCGTTTCATCAGCGGAAGGTGTAAAACCAGCCTTGTTATCAATAAACATTAACTGACCAGAATATTTATCTATAGTTGGTGAACCAACTGAAGTAGCAGTAAAAGTAACATTATTATCGTTTGAAAAAACATCATTAACTGCAGGGGTATCATTGTCTAGTGATTGTAATAATGCACTAGTTGCAGAGGAAGCCACTACACGATATCTTCTTTCAAAATTATCTCCGTCGATAGTTCTTGTTATGGTAACATCAGTATCTCTTGGGAATTCAGTAGTATTTACTGTTGCTTGAACAATAAAACATCCAGAACCAATCGCTCCTTGGAATCTTTGATCCGAATTAAATTGATTTGGATTTTTAATAATACCTAACTGACGATAATCGTTATTAACACTCACACCTTGATTTAAGTCAGTAGATACATTACTATAAAAAACTAGTGTTCTAGCAAATAATTCGTTTGGAGCATTTTTACCATGACCACCAAATGGTGACATAATCGCTCTTAAACGAGCACCCTGACCATTACCTGTTACAACAACATTAGCAAAAGTATAGTTTTGTCCTGGGTTTGTAATAGTAATTTTAGTAATTTTTCCATTAGCAGTATTAAGAGTTGCAGTGGCTGTAGCACCTGTTCCATCACCTTGTATTTCAATATTTGCTACACCATAACTATAACCAGCAGAAACAATTTTAATAGCATTAATAGTTCCAGCTGTAGTTAAAACTTCATTGTTTGCTTGAAGAGATTGAATAGTTCCAATATTATGATCTGCAACTATCTGAGCATTAGTTCCATCTCCAGTGACTGTGATTGTTGAATTAGAATATCCAACTCCAGGAATCTCAACAATAACACCAACAATTTGACCACTATCAAGAACTGGAAGAAGTTTTGCGTTTGATTTTGTTGACGAAAAAGATAACACGGCTTCAACAGTTCCTACTCTGCTTGCATCTGTAACAGTAATGGTTGGTACTGCGGAATACCCAGCACCAAATCTACGAGTAACAGTTCCTGTTGCTGGAACACCAGCATAAGCTAGAGTGGCAGAACCATTGCTAGCTGAACCAGAAGTGTGTGTTGGTGCAGTGCTGGCATGAGTTGTACCAGAAGCAGTAACAGTGTATAATCTACCTGAAACAAAAACTTGATCATTAACTAAAACTGCAGTACTTGATGTCCATGCAGTTCCAAATGTTACTGATGGATCACTGGTATAATTATCACCAGAATTAGAAACAATACAAAATACTACTGAACTGCCAACTAATTTAGAAGTTGCAACAGCACCTGATCCGCCTCCACCAGAAAATGTTACTGCAGGTGCAGAAATATATCCAGAACCTCCATTGGTTATGTTAATTTCCCTAACTGAGCCAGTTAGTGTGACACTAGAAATACTTCTTACAGATGCTGTACCTGTTCCAGAACCCGCTCCACTAGTTGTAAATGTTGCACCGACAACTGGTTGTCTAGTGATTGTGGTTGAAGAAACAGTTTGTGATGCACTAACTGTATAAGTTCCAACTCCACCAGTTCCACTTCCAAGAACAGTAATAGAAGTGCCAGCTGTGACACCAGTTCCACTAATAACAGCACCAACTGCAAGTGTTCCAGAAGTTACTGCAGTGACTGTTAATGTAGTTCCAGAAATAGATCCTGTCACAACTGCTGCAGCAGTAGCACCGATAGTAACAAAATTAGTAGTTCCAATAGAAACAACTGTGTGTCTTACTCCAGTAGTGAATGAACCAGCAGCAACAGTTGTATCAGTTGTGCCTACAGTTCCTTTAACTCTACTGCCAAGGTACTTTAATGCTGCTGTACCATTTTGAACAGTTCCTTTTCTATGAGTAGGTTCAGAGGAAGACATGGTTCCTGAAGTTACAACTTCATATATGTCAAAAACACTATTAATAATTTTAGTTCCTAAAGAAACACCAACACTTCCAACAAAAGTATTAGCACTTGGAATTGGATCTGAAAAAGTAACAGTTGGGCTTGCATAACCATTACCACCAGAAGAAGCTGACGCACTATTTAAAAATATTGGATCTTCTTCTCTAAAACCATCACCTGTAACTGTAAGTGTTGCAGTTGTATAACCAGTTCCTTTGTTATTGATAATAATACTGTCCATCGCACCATTAGAATAAAACTGATTGGTAAGAGCAGAAATAACTGGCATCTGGTCATCTGATAGAAATTTACTTCTTAAATTGATTGGAACATTATACATAAACTTCCAAACATAACCATCTACGGTTGTGATTGGACTAATAGATGTTCCTAGTGGTTTTGATGTTGATATAGCATTATTGTTATTATCAAGACATTTGTATACGTTAAAATCTTCTGTGAGAACGTAAAAATTAGAGTCTTCTAGTTTTTGTTCGCCAGAAGGAGCAATATTTAAGATTGCTTGTAAAATAGCACCAGTTCCACCACCACCTGTAACAGTTACTGTTGGTATTGAGGTATATCCAGAACCTTTTGATGTGTCAGCAATACCAACAACTTCGATATCAATAATAGAACCATCATAAACAATAGGATAAAATTTAGCACCAGTACCACCACCACCTGTAACAGTTACTGTTGGTAGTGAAGTATAACCAGTTCCACCATTGACAATATCTAAACCAAGAACCTCAGTTGAGTATTCGTCATCATACATATCGTAAACTGTACCTGTTGTCCAATTTACACGAGGAACAACAAATGATACATCAGAAGGTGTAATCGCTTTTAGTGTAATAATGTCACTACGAACTGCTCGTTCATAAGCATAACTATCCACAGGATATGGTGGTGCAGTTTCATCGCTCCACTCAAGTGTTTTACCAAGGAAATAATAGTAATTAGAACTTCTTTGAGTTACATCCTTGAAAACACCCTCTGCAAGAGTTTTATGCAGGATGGTTTTAATTAGAGATGAAGTAGTTGCCATTTAACAGAACCTTGAACTTAAATTAACTTACTGTCACAACCCATGTTACAGCAATAGTATCACCAGCTGCTTTATTCACGACTGGGAATGTAGTACGGCAAAGCATAGTACCAGATGAAGATGCATTAAAAATGCCTGCTTCAGTAATAGCACCATCACCAGTACCTGCAGGGAATGACGCTGTGTATGTAATAGTATTTGTAGAAACTGAAGAACCAGCTAAAGAAACACGACCAGTTTGAGTTCCTAGTGTTGTGTCTGATGCGCCTGGAGATGTAGCACCAGTACCAATACCCATATGAGTCATTGCTGCTGGACTATTAGTTGTTGCTGCAATTTTAGAAGCAATATGTGCTTTACCTGCTGTGACAACTAGATTAGGCACTTCAAAGTCTTGTACTATAACACCTTGTGCATTAGTTTTAACGATGCGAACTTTACCTGTCGCTTTTAGGTTTTCATTTTGTTGAATCATAGGGATCTCCTTAGTTATAACGTGTTAAATGTAGATTCTCTAGAACCTACAGAATATGTCTCTGCAAAGACAACATAATCTTGTCCATAATACGAATTTAGCTGCACATAACCAGTGTGATTTTGTGGAGCCAATGTATCAGTATCTGCTTGTTTATTTAGGCTTTGTATAAAAGATTCTGAAATAGTTGAAGTATCTGTTAGTGCTTTGCTAACATCTCTAGAAGTAAGACTGTCAGACATTCCACTGTAGATATCTGTTAGTGCTTTGGCAAACGCTACTGTAGTTCCACCACTATCTGACATTCCACTGTAAGTATCTGTTAGTGATTTAGTAAATAATTGTACAAAACTCTCTGTTGGTGTACTAAGTGAATCGGTTAATGCTTTATCTGTTGCTAAAGTAAAATTGCTGTCTGATGGAGTACTCAATGTATCTGATACTACTTTTTCTATAGTAAAAATTACTCCATTATTAGCTAATACTGTAAAATCATCTTCAAGACCAATACCAAGAGACTTAACGAGTGATTCTAGTTGAACACTTAAATCTATGTTATTTGTAATATCGAATTCAGCAAACAATGCCATACCAGCTGGATGCAACATAGTTTTAACTGCAGACTTATATGATGACAGTCGTTCATCAAGTTTTATAACATAGGAAAATGCTTGATAGTATCTACTATCTTGGATAAAAATAGAATCATCTAGAAAACCAGCGTTTGATGTATAGTATCCTGGATATCTTACAAGAGCACCAAGGTCAACTTGAATAACTGAGGGATCATCAAAGAGCACAGCAGCGTTGGCAGATTTTTGTGAAAACTCACGAAGCACAGAACCTGCATATGTACCATTAACAAATTCATTTACAAAATAATCTACAGAGTTAATATATCCTTGTTCTTCAAATCCTCCAGTTACATCTCCAATTGTTTGAACAATAGATCCTGTTCCACCTTCGGCTAGCGGTATACCAGATCTACTAGTAGATGCTGCGAGCGAAACTAATGCAGCTGCATTAACAGTATTTGATGATAAAATAGAAACACTAAAGTCAGTAGTATATCCTAAACCAAATTTAATAAACTCTGCATATTTAATACCATTATTGTCATCAACTCCAGTAACTTTTAATAAAGCACCAGTTCCAGTTCCAGATATAACTTCAAACACTTGACCAACTCGAAAGTTTTTTCCAGGTTGAATAATCTTTGCAGTTTGTGTGGCTGGAAGAATAGTAGCTTGAAAACTCTCTTGAAATTTAATTCTATTACCTGGATTTAATACACCAAAAAATCTTTTATCTAAAAAGAATTCGTAGATATCTCCACCAAGTGCAACTATACGATCAATCTCACCAACAAGATCTTCTTTTCTGTCAACAAGAACTCTAATTAATCTATTCTCAGTTTGAATATCAACTAGTTTACCAACAATCTCAAGTGGATCTCCAAAATCTACATGAGCAAATACTGATATCTCTTGATTCCATCTTCCGTCAGACGCACGTAACATCTGAGTTCCTGGATATAACAGTTGTACTTTTTTACCAAACAATAGCCTAAACAAAAGTTTATATGATGCTTCAGAACCTTTTGCAAGATATTGATCTTTAATATGAGCAAGTAAAAATCTTTCATCTCCCTGAATTTGTGGAAGTTGATGTGCTAATTCTTTTTTAAACTCTACAATAAACTTATCAAGAGTCTTATCTATATCCTTAACAGCAGAAAGATCTACACCCTGCGCTTGTAAATATTCATAGTATGCTTCTACAAAGGCAACAAATGTTGGATAGTCTTCCCTAATAAATTCAGGGATCTGTCTAGAAACAACAGATGATAAATTAGTTCTTGACATTATGATCTAATAGAGTTGAATTTGTAGTTAAATCCAGCACCAGTATCTCCATTTACAGTATTATCAGCAATAGCAGTTACACTTAGTAGCGTTGGATCAATCTGAACAATTTGATTTAAGGCAGAAACAATATCATATGATTCTGGTTTAACTTGTATTTCAAAAAATGGTCCATCTAAGGCTCTTATGTTTAAACCATTAATTTGAACTAATCCGAGTGAATAATTAATAGTTCCTTGTGTTCTATTCACAAACACTTTATCTTGGTTTGAATTGAGATAGTACAAACGAATGTTACCTTGAGAATCATCATCAAGATAATGTATTTGAGTGCTTGATGGAATATAGAATCCAGTTGATGCAAAAACTTCACCCTGTAAACCACCATCTTGAGAAATGGGATTAATTAAATTTAATTTATATTGAGCATTGGTACCATACTGTGGTGCCATAGGATGGCGAACCATTATACGAGTAGTATTATTTACAATTGATGGGTCAGATTGATCAATGATACCTGTAAGTTTTGTATAACGAAGCATGCCATCAAATTTTTGAAGTTCTTTTTCATCATAATCTAAAATTGCAGTTTTAACAATAGATTCAATCTGCAGTGGAGTGTTAGATGTTTCTTTAGGATTATAGTAAACAAATGATGTTACCTTAATATTAAAAAATTCTGGATCAACAATTTCAGGAGTAATAGAAACAACACTTCTTGGTATAAGAATTTCATTTGTAATAATTTCTTTTTGCTGCTGGGTTAATTTTGTTGCATCTTTTGGTTTAATACAAATATATGTTTTACCGTATACTGGAGGATCATTATCTTCACCACCCCAAACTGCTACTGTTTGCGCAGCAGGGAATTTACTATAAATTAACGCTTTATAATCATCAGGAGTAACAGCACGATTTTGTGCTGCAAACAATCTCGGGGCATTAAATTTAATAGAAGTAATATCTTCTGGTTCAGCACCACCAAATGCAGGAGTTACAGTACTCACTGAAAGACTACTACCCAATATTGATGCACCTTCATATGTAAAAAGATTTGCTAAGTTTGGTTCTGTTAAACTAGAAACAAAATAATCAAGAGTTACTACATTACCGTTACTTAATGCTACACCAAGAACACCATTACCAAAAGTAATTTCGTAAAGACCATCATCAATCTCTTTTAAGAAATATACTTTAGTAATATCAGTTACTGATGTTAAATCTTCTGCTCTTGTAAATGTTTGGTAGACATCAGAAGTTGAACTTTCCTGAACTTTAACCGACAGTGTTGAAACATCAATATTTGCATTTGGTATAATGAAACGAACACCACTGGCAACAGTATACTTAAACGATAGTGGTACACCCTCAATAATATTTAACTTAGAAAATGTATAAGAAGCACCAATTTTTGATACAGTCACATCTTCTACATTATAAAACACATATGAAACACCATCGATAGTAGTTGTAAATGCTTGATATGCTGGTAATGTCGCAACAGATGGACTAGAAGATGGTGCAGTAATAACTGCGTTTACCACTGCTCTTGCACAAACTGCAGATCTTGGTGTATATCCAAGCATCTTTGAAAGAGAAACTACTGACGCTCGCTTGCTGGCAGAATCAAGAAATACTTCATTTACAGCAAGATTAGTATAGATACCATTGTAGTGAGTATTATATGCTAGCAAATCTAAAAGAACAGCTAAACCAGATCCTTCAAAATCATAATCTGAAAATTGATTTTGTGCTTTAAGAAATGTTTTAAGATTGGTTTTAATGGCATCAAAGTCTAACTCTGATACCTTTAGTCTTTTACTATTAGTTATAGTTGTCATTTATCGTGTTCTCTCTAGTGCTAGATCAAGAGTTATGGGTCTCTCGGTATTAACTATTTTAAATTCTATTGTTATATAAACAGCATTGGCGTCTACAGAATCATTTACTCTGACAGCTAAAACTTCCACTCTTGGTTCAAAGTTATTAAGCACATCAATTATTGCTCGTTGAAGCATAACTTTAAACATTGGTCCAGGTAGCTCAAACAACATTGCTCGAATCGGAGAACCAATTTCACTATGAAATGGTCTTTCAAAGTTTCGAGTCAATAATAAATTTTTAATTGACTGTTTAATGGCATTATCGTCATATTTACGTGAGATATCTTTATTCACTGGGTGAGCAGTGAAGTTAAGGTCTAAGTCTGAGAAAATTCTTGTATTTCTGGCCATATCTTTTATTTAGGTTATTCTATGAAACAACATTATGTTTTACTTGGTCGCCAGATTCCAACGATGCCACCACGTGCTTGTGTCCATCCGCTTGGCCAGCTAATTGTGCAATCACCAGAGTTTGGATTATTGTCTTTGGCTTTACCACCTTGATTTCCACCGACGAAAGATAATTTTCCATTTTGTGCAGTATAAACAAAGTTAACGTGTCCGAAGTCCCATAGAACGATATCTCCACCTTGCGCTTCAGCTGGACTAACTTTTGTTGCGCCAAACTTAGAGGTAGAATCTCTAATTGCCCAAGACGACGCTGTTTGATAGTAACGATATCCACATTGCTTTAATGTCCAAGCAACGAAACCCATACACCATGGAGTTTGATCACTTCTCCAATATGATTGATTTGGATATCCAAGGTCAATCCAAATACGAACAATATTTTGATTAGACGCTTTACCACCCATACCTGTTTCTCTCCAATAACCATTCTGTTTAGTTATTTCTAATTGTTTCTGCAAGAATGCTGGAATATCACCAGCTGGTGCAGGTGCTTTTAAACTCTGTCCCGTACCAGTATCTTTTGGTGTTGGTGGTAAATTTGGTTTAACTCCATTTTTCTCTGCGTCTGGGTTATAAAACTGTGAAGGATTTTGAACATAGTTTGAAGCAACTGCTTCGTTCTCTGCTTCAATTGCAGGATTCCCCCTAGGAACTGGTGGAGATGGACGAACAGGAGTGCTCAAATAACCAAACTGATTTGGTCGAGCGATTGCAGATTGAATAACGGATAATCCAGTTGGTTGTTGTATACCAATTTTAGCTGCTTCTAATAGGTAATTACCTGCAACTTTGATTCTCATATCGCCACCAACTGATAGATTTAAATCGTTGGCTACAGATATGTCTGCTTGATTTCTAAGATTAACAACTGAATGCCCAGCAACATCAATATCTGCATCGCCTTGTACTAAAATACTAACACCATTACCTACAGTTAATATACAACGACCACCAATAAAAATCGATCCATTTTTATCGACTATGGTATATCCATCACCTACAATTTTATTAACTTGTGTGCCATTCGCATCAATATCTAAAAAAGTTCCTTGACGATGATATAAACTTATATTTTCATTTGATGGAGTATCATCCATAATGAATAGATGACCTGATTCGGTTTCAGTAACTTTTGAGTATGGATATTTACCACCAAATGGTGCAATTGGTTGTTCCCATGTATCATCACTATTTGCAATAGGTATCTGTTCTGTTCTAATCGAGTCTTTAAACTCAATAGCAGTTCCTTTAATTACACCACGAGCCAAACGATTTAAATCTGGTTCGTCCATCAAATTTCTTAATGGATATTTTTTCTTAGGATCTTGAAAACCAGTATCATCAGCATCATCACGATTCTCTAATAATGCTGCTCCCTCACTTGCAGTAATTTTTCCAGAAGAGATTGCTTCTTGTACTTCTTGTGGATCATATGTTTTCTGCGAATCAGCAGCTGGTTTATTGGTTGGGTCAACTGTTACAGCAGCACCAAGAAAATATTCATAGTATTTCTGTTTCTTTGCATATCCAGTACCATTGGCATCAGCACCAGTACGTCTTAATGCTGCTTGAAAATATCCAGGATCATTTTGATTATGGTTAACAAATAATGAATAAAAGGCAACTGTTGCTAAAGCAGCGACTGAAGAGTCCTGTATTAAAGATTTTGGATTATTTACAAAATCAACTTTGATTCCTTTTGTGGCTAAAAACTCTTGCAATTTTGTATACAATGCTTTACCAGTAATTTGATTAAAACCACGACCAAAGTATTTTGCTCCGTCATCTGCACCTTTGTGTCCAACTAATTGTCCGTTTCCATCGGGAGAATATATCTTTTTAAAGAAATCTTCTCGTGATCCAGACCACTTAGCATATGGCTCTGCAGATTCTACTGTAGGAAATGTCAATCTAAAAATTCTTGCTAAAGTTTCTGCACTACTGTAATAAAATCCTTCTTCAAGTGGTTGCCAAGCAGACTCCCCTCCACAAATACCTAAAATAGCACACTTTGCATATTTTGATTTTATTCCAACTTTATCACATGCTTCTATTATCAACTTAATATTTTTTTCAGATACAGCTACTTTTGATGTAGATCCTGGAGGTGGTGCGGTTGGAATTGGTTTTTTCAGAATATCTTCTGGTGGTGTATTTGGAACAGGTTGGTCATTAATACTTGGTGTTGGTGTTGCAGGTGGTGGCGCAGTAACAGGAACATCTACTCTAGGATTAGCCTCAGTAGTTCCAACTTGAATGTTATTACCTGAACCATCAGTTACAGGAGATCCACTACTATCGGTTAAGATGCCACCACCCGTGGCTATAACAGAACCAGAGGATTCAGCAGCAGCTGATGCTTTAGATTGTGGTAGCCCACTAAAAGCACCGATCATAATTGGCTGTTGTTTATCATCATCTGCAAAAACAATAATTACAGTAGTTCCCTCAACTGGACCAATCGCAGATTGTCCAATACCATTCATTCCAGCTGATGTGACTGGTAGCATAGCATGAGCCCAAGGTAAATCTTCAGTTGGAAGCTGTTTTTTATTTTCAGTGTGCAATCCGACTACTCTGACTTGACATCGCCCAAGCAGTAATGGATCCTCCCTATTTTCTACAACACCATAGTAAAAATTCATTATTACCCCATATTCTTCATAGATGATTCTTTAATAAGTTCCATATGACATTCATGTTTTTCTCTATCAACATGATGATTAATAGCTGCAATAATATAGTGACCAGAAAACATTTTATCAGTAAAATCATCATCTTTTGATGTTACTGGTTGAATTTTATTAAGATCTATCTTTATTTTTTGCCCAGCAGTATAATCACATCTACCTGGAACTGTAATACTAATCTTGTTGGCTTCTGCCATTTTCAGTAATGAAATGTTTTCTTGATTAATTTTTGAATTTGTAACATCACCAAATCCATCAAAAGTTGCAAAATTTTTAGGAAAATTAATAATCTTTGAATTACTTTTAAAAATTACTGAATTCGAGTTGATTGGATATCTGTTTAGATGTTTATATTTTTCAAAATTATAACTATAGTTTTCGGCACTATATTTTTTCTTTGTTATATCGTAAGATATTTGCCTAGATGCATACATTCCTGAACGAATACGATCCATGTAATCAAACGCAGTTGGTATACTAATATCAAGAATACGTCTGTAATCTTCATCTATATTTCTTGTACTACCACCACCTGGAACATCATCTCTTGTATATTTGTCGTATTCAAAAGATCGATATACTTTGTTAGTATAGAGAGTTTGTAAACTAACAAAGTAAAAACCATCTCTATTTTCAAAGAAAACATAATCTGGTGTTTGTCTTAAGAAACTTATCGACTGTCGAGCCAAGTACATAATATTTTGCACTGGACTCCAATAATTAGAAATATATTTTGTCTTATTTAATGTTTTTTCAGCAAACACCTCTTTAACAGATTCAAGACCAAATGTTTTGTCTTTAATAAATGGTTCAATTAGATCTGATATTCGTGGTATCTTCTCACCAAATGCACGACTAATTTTTTTATTTAAATCAGCAATTGCTTCTGTAGAAATAAAATGTAATTGGTAAACAGCAGACCTGTCTCCAACCATCTCTCTATTAGTCATTTTGTAAATGTAATATTTACCTTTAATATTCTTATCTCTTAAAGAAGGTGTGTTAATTTCTAATTCAAGATATTCTTCACCAACAAATGGAAACAAATTAACTAAATCTAAAGAATCTTTTAAAATTAAACTGCCAGTAATAAATGGTGAGAATATGTCTTCATAATATTGTATAGTTATTACTTGTGCAGCGACATCTTGATAAAAACCCTTTGAAGTTATTATCCTAACTTGATCAATACTGACATCACCAGCAAATCTTAATAGCTTACTCGAATTGTTCATTACAATAGGTCTTTATATTGTTTCAATACAGTTGCTATAATTTTTGGAGAAATTAGTTTAATTCGTCTTTTTGATTCATTAAGATCTCGTTCAAATGCATCATTGGTGACTGATACTGCACCAGCAACATTCGAGTTAACAATAAATCCAGCAGCATTAATATAGTGACGAATTGAGTATCGTGTAGCACCGTATTTGTCTTCAATATAGTTTACTAGTGCTTGCTCAGAAAGAGGAAAATCTGAAATATAATCATGTTTTTGATTTACCAACATAATGATCCAGTGATACTCTGGATTACCGTATATCTTTTCTGCAACAATCTCTGGAGTTTCTCCATCAACAATATCATACTCATCGAATAAAGTTATGTTTTCCAGTACTTCTTTACGGAAACGAATATTTCTAGTAATGTCTGTTACAACCGAAGTCTTAGTTGTATTTCCGTATTTAAAGTCATATAAAAATTCTGGGAATTCTTGAAAATACATTATAGACCATCCTCTATTTTGTCTTTAGTAAGAAGTGAAAGTTCTCTGAAGTTTAATGTCACATTAATTTGTGTTGGCATACCATTAGCAAAAGAAGTGAAGTTACCATTTGGTGTATAGTTTACATTCATCTCTTGCAACACGCATGAGGTATGGCGATGTATATTTGGATTTTCTGCTCCACCTTGATAATAAAAAATATCAAATTCACTTGGATATATGTAGACAAAGTTGTTGGCATCTTTAAACTCTGGATGCATGTGATATTTAAACTCTTTAATA